GTCTCGGGCAATGTCACAATCGCCGCTGGTGGGGATGTGAAAGTGACCGGCGCACGCATCGACCTCAACTAATAGGATCATCATATGGCTTATATATGGACTCCAGATGCTGGTGTTCTCCTTTCATATCGAGATGATGGAAATGGATTCTCTGGATCTGTCTCTGTTATAGGAGACCCAGCGAATGCAACAGTTGATCCGGTGACAGGTATGGAGACCCCTCCTCCTGATCCTGATACGTTTGAGGTGAGTGGACTGGATGATGTTCTAACGTTCTCTTCATCTGGTAATACATGGACGGTGAGTGCAACAGGCCCGGAAGCCGCTGGGCTATTCCCTGTAGAGATCACATACTTGCTCACCCCATACAAGGATAGTAAGGCTGTTGTCTCCACATGGCAGGATCTTCCAGAAGAAGCACATGAGGTAGTTAAACTGGTGACAAAGGCGTCTTCTCCATATGTCACCTCCTTTGATGTAACAGCCAGTGTTGGTGGAGAGGATGCAGAGACCAAGACATATTCGATTGAAGTGATCCATACATATACAGCCAATGCAGATAGACTGAAGTTAGAAGTAGACAAACGGAGATAATCTATGCCAGCAATTACACGACTAGGGGACGTGTCCACTGGGCACAGTTCATTCCCTCCCACAGCCACCACATCTGCCTCTGGAGACGTTTTCGTCAATGGGCAAGGGGTAGTGAGGGTAGGTGACTCATATGCTCCTCACGGCTCTCCTACGCCGTCTCCTCCCCATGGAAGAGCAGCATCGTCTGGATCTGGTGCTGTGTATGTCAATGGACAACCAGTACATCGTATTGGTGATGCAATATCTTGCGGGGGTGCATCGGCTCAAGGCTCATCTGATGTATTCGCAGGAGGATGATAGAGTCCGCCAGATGTCAGTCTAAATAGTCTATGAAACCAGAAGGACTATCGAGATGCGGAAATATACCTATTCGGATGTTCATAAGAGTCTTAGTGATGACATGAGTGGTAATGTAACCATTCTGTATGACGAAGATGTTATCATTCAATCAATTAAAAACATCATGGCAACAGTAAGTAATGAAAGAGTCAGAAATCCTATTGGGTCTTCATTGGTTGCTCACTTATTTGAGCCTATCAGCCAAGAGACGGCTGGGGATATCAGATCAGAAATAATGGACATGATTCGCATCTATGAACCTCGTGTGGATAACATGAGGGTGCGGGTGATAGCAGATGAAGATTCCAATAGCTATGATGTGAGAATGAGTCTGAGGATTAAGAACATCAATCGTCCTGTTCAACTCGATACAAGACTTCGTTCCTTTGCGGACTGATTTTTAACGGATTAACATATGATAGATTACACTAACTACGATTACGATTCTTTAGTAAAGAGAATCACAGAACTATACAAAGACAAGCCGGGTCTCGGGGATGGGTATGATTCTTCTACGGGTCAGATGCTTATTCAGCTCCTTGCTGATGTTAACGATCATCTGTTCTACATGCTGGATAGAAGAACTCAAGAAACATTCATTGAAACGGCTAAGCTGGATACGTCTGTCATCACTCATGCAAGTGAGCTTGGGTATCGACCAAGGAGAGCTGTTAGTGCTAATGGTAGCCTTCTTCTGTCTTTGGTCGATTCCGATAATAATCCAGTGCAGGCCGAAGGGGACATCCTGATCCCAAAAGGAACTAAAATTACATTCGCTGAAGAGACCTTCTCAACAATAGAAGACTCTTCAATCCCAGCAGGTAGCTCTACTACTGAGATTTTAATCAAAGAAGGAACAGTAGAGAGTCTTCAGATTAACACTTCCGATCCAGAGTTTCAGGCAACCAGAGATGTTACTATTACGGATTATAATAACATCGAGGAGTTCTCTATTGAAGTTGAGGCAGCGGACGGCATATATACTGATATCAACAGTTCCGAGAATCTTAGAAAAAACATCACCTCTCTAAGTCTCGCTTCTCCAACAGACAAAGTATATGACATTCGGTTTAGTAAAGACGGAATGCGTATCGTGTTTGGTGATGGGAAGTTTGGTAAGATTCCGACAGGTATGATATCTATTCGATTCATTCGATCTTCTGGTGTGGAGGTCAATGTTGTTAAGACGGGGTTGTCCTTTGAATTTGACGGTTATATTGTTGAAGATGACCTCAACATTACACCAAAGAACTCATACTCTTACACCTTACTCAACGTCACTCCTATTAGAGGGGGGAGTGATAGTGAGTCGGTAAGAGAAATCGCTAGGAACGCTCCAGACTCTGTTAGGACGAACAACCGAGCAATAACAGCATATGATCATGAGTTTTGGGTGCTGCGTTCTGGTATTGGTGCTATCGTGGACACTTTGGCATTTGGTGAGCAGGAGTCAGACTCGCTGGTGTTTAACATGAACAATGTCATCATGACCTACATCACCGATGACACTCTTCCGCTCACCCCACAACAAATACAAGATATCTCTGAGTATATGGAGAACTTCAAGATAGTAACAACCCACATTGCCTTCAGAGAAGCAAAATACTTCTACTGTGTTGTCAATATACGGTATAAGAAAGTGGACGAAGTTCCAGTATCTAACGCTTCAATGTATTCAGAGTTGGTGTCTCTTATGAGAGACTACTTCTCTATACAGAGGGGGGTGATCGGTAAGCCGTTCCAGAGATCAGAGCTAATTCGAGACATACAGAACATGAGTATCACCGTAGATGGCACAAGATACAATCCAACAGACTACATTGACTTGGACATTGAAGTGGAGCATGTTCTCGAAGACTCGAATCTGTACTATGATGTGTACATCAACCTAGACTCCTATACTCCATCAGTTGGTGATGTATGGAGCATGGACATAGAAGAACAGACATTCTCTGTTACTGTGGAGTCTGGGGACACGACAGACGATCTCATTGATAAGATGTCAACTCTATTGCAGAACTCCAATTTGGTTCTCTCTTCTGCTCTGGACTACAATGGGTCATATTCTCTTAGAATCAAGAGTAGATACTTCGATGGAGTGTTTAGTATTGATTATGGCAATGACGACGTTAGTCAGTTTTCGAAGTCATCCAAAATCATCGATATCTCAATAGCTAAATCGGAGAACGATCCGTATACATTTATCCCCGGAAGTGTATACATTTTAGATGATAGTGATACTGTGGTATACGAAGACGACGGACAAGGTAACATGGTGGGGATGGCAGGTCAGTCATCGTCTTTCGGTATTGATTATGTAAATGGTAGGTTGATATCACCTACCCTTCCCTCTGGGACTCTCAGACTCAGGTTCAACCAGTCGTCAGTTAAAAACGTATATCCCGGCGAAGCCGGAGTTGTATTGCTTAGTGACTTTATTGAGGAAAGCAATGAGTATCCGAACTCTAGAATAGAGTTCTTATAATATGGGACTTGATATGAGCTACAAGGATAATCTGATAGATAGGTCTCCAGAATACTACCACGATGATAGTAATCTCGCGGAGTATCTAGAAGTCTGTGGTGAGATATTTGATGATCTTAGAGATTCTATCATTGCCATGGATTACTATAAGGACTATAAGAACTCACCAGAGAAGAGACTAGCTCTCATTTCTAGACAATTTTCATTCGATATTCCATCGATGATTGATGAGAACGTCCTTCGTGGCATTGTAAGAGATCTGTCCTCCATTTATAAATCGCTTGGAGCGAGAAAGACGATTAAGTGGGCGATGTCTATCCTTTCATGGGACTTTGAGATAGAAGATCTCTGGCTCATATTCCCAGAGAGATATCAACAGAAAGTAGAGGAGGTGTATCCTCAATTCTATAGCAGAGAAGGTCTTGTATCGGAACTTAGTCAGTATAGTGTCTTCTTACCTTTAATCGGGCAGACATACCGCATAGGGATACAGTATCAGTCGTATGCAAAGGATGCTGACAGAATTATAGATGGAAGTCTATTGATCGGAGAGAATACCCTTCTCCCAAAAGGTGCTACATCCCAAACAGATCCATTTAGCACAGAAGCAGGTTTTGCCAAATATTTCGACGTGGATCGAGTCAATAAGAACAACTTTGTTATAGGAAAAGAGATATACAGAGATAATGGTGTGTACTTCCAAGGAAGGACAATGTTCTCTCAAGTTGATAACCTATTCGACCTTAGAATTCTGGGAGAGTCGTATCCCACGGAGCACATTCGCAGGGAGTATATTGTAATGAAGACTCCTTATATGAGTGTGTCTATCCTATCAGACAACTATGACCAATTCATCGATGTAGGAGGACAGACATTCTCTGTTAAGGAGAAATTCAAAACTGCTCAGTATCTGATTGACTATCTTCTGTATGACCTCTTCAGACCATTGAATGTTGCATATATGGACTTCGTTAACCCTCTAGATCTGTCAGATGAAATTGGGGTGGGTGATGGAGATACTCATGTGATAGAGTTCGATACAGACCCATATACAACAGGAAACCAATACTACTTCTCTGATGCTCCATCATATCAACACTTTGATTCCATTATGGCGATTGATCCCACTGATTCGTCAGCCAAGCAATCAACAGAGGAGTATCAGTACACGATACAAAATGCTTCGCTTGTTGCTGATGGTAGTGGGTTTGTATCCAATGATGTAGTGCAGCTAAGGACACCATCGAATGTCACCATCACATCAGATAGTGCGTTCGATGTTGAATACAAGAGATGGAGAACATCGAATTGGACAAAACATGCCTCATTCTCTGCTGGAACCACCAGCTTCATGACGACTGATGTTTATGAGATAAGAGTCAGGACAGTAAATAGCTCCGCTGTCGTCTCGTTCGATGTTACATGGTTGGATCAATCTTCCGTGTCTATCGACTTTCCTCTATCTCCATCTTTCACATAACAGAGACGACATAAATAACACACTGGTGATCAAAGAATGAACATAGAAGATACAATGCTCCCGATCGGGATAATCAAGATAGAAGAAATCGACAAGCTGAGTGATCAGGTTGCCGGGAGATATGAAGAGAAGAACACGATAACAGCCGAAGGGCTGGATAACATCATGAAGAACATATCAGAGAAGGGTGGAAACATCTCATCCAACTATGTCATATCAACAATCGTTCTTGGTGATGACGTTGGTAATGGATCAGCAACATCCCCGGAACCTCCATCTATCTTGTCTACATATTTGGATCAGTTTCCTGTAGTATCTGTCGATGAATCTGATGTTGTGAAAACATATCCAGCCACAGGACAACTTTCTCTCGGGGTTCTCTTGGATGGAGAATCCATTGTGAATTCCGCTGGTGTAGAAACGATTGACTACACATCAGCAACCATTCGGTTCAGAGATGACAAGTGTTTGTCATACAAGCGATTCCCTGTTAGGACGATTTCTAGGCTTATAAATATCAGAATAACATGGACAATCTCATTCTCACAGTGATAATGAATCGCGTCACTACTATCATATAAAGGAACAACACCGATGCCAACAGATATCAGATTTTACGCTAATGGCGAAGCACTGAACCAAGAGGTGCTTAATCGTCCATTAGAAGATACAGAATCTAACCTCAACCAACTCTTCACACAAGGCGTTCCTGAGTGGGACGCGTCTACATCATACGACTCATACTCATTTGCGAGGGTGGGAGATGATCTGTATGTGGCAACTCAGCCTAACATAAACAAACCTCCTACTACATCTCCTACATATTGGACATTGTATGAAGGTAACAGACAGGCCACATTGAATGAACGTGGCACTGTTACTATCTCCAACTCCACGACTAGCACCAGCACAACCACTGCTGCTTCTTCTCGGGCTGCCAAGAATCTACAGGATGAAATTGATGCTCTTAGTAGTTCTACTTCTACTGATATCTCAGCTATCGAAGCTAGGACAATCACCGGAGGAACTGGTCTCAATGGTGGTGGTGACTTGTCTGCCAATAGGACACTTTCTGTAAAATACGGAACAACAGCCGGTACAGCAGCGCAGGGCAATGACAGTCGCATCACTGGTGCTGCCCAAAAGTCTGCCAACCTGTCCGATCTTACTAATGCGGGAACGGCTAGAAGTAACTTAGGTTTAGGGACAGCCGCTACCCGTAATGTTGGAGTCAATAGTGGTTCGTTGGTTGTTGCAGGCACCCCAACGGCTATAGCTGCTGCGGATGATAGGGCAGTTGATCCAACTGATTTAGGTGGTAACTTTTCTAAAAAAGTAGCTTTCTTTTTTACTTCTAGATCGGGGTTAGTAACAGGTACTAGTGGCACTGACTATGGTGATTTCTTAGCACTAGATACATATAGTGATTCATCAGGGGGGTTTATAAATGGTATATTCTTCAATAAAAAAAGTCCCGGCGGTATTGAGTTATTTAGAGCTAGTAAGGACGACACTAATTGGACTTCGCTGGGAACCTTAAGCCACTCCGGAAACCTACGACAATCAACTGGAAGCTCAACCAGCTTCCCAATGAGCCAAAAGGCTACAACTGATGCTATTGGCGCCGCCCTCCCGAGGGGAGTCATCACTATGTGGTCAGGCTCCATCAGTACCATTCCCTCTGGATGGGCGCTCTGTAACGGGAGTAACGGAACCCCAAACCTCCGCGACCGTTTTATTGTCGGAGCAGGTGGTTCGTACTC